GTCAGGATGGCCTGAGACTCGATGCGGGCATTTATGTCGCGGCAGTCAACCGTTACATAGTCCGTGTCCTGCTCGCTGAAGGCAGGACCTACGGTGAGCCGGAACGGCCGACCGTTGACGTGAATCCAGTAATAAGGCATGTGGAGCGGCTTTCTCTCGGTTGGCGTGGGTTCTAGCGCACATGGAAGCGGCCGGAATGAAGTTCCGGCCGCAACCAAGCGGGCTAGCTGGCTGCGTGTTCAGCGGCAGCCTTCCGTAGCGCGTAGCCGCGTTCCGTCCCGGTGAAAAAGGCCTGGCGAGACGGGACAGGTGCGAACGTGAGCGCGTCGTCTATCTGCTGTACCCACGCCGTATCGACATGATGAACAGAGCCGTCCGGGCCGGCACCGCGGAGGATGCCCAGCAGGTAGGCGGCAGCCGCGCGCGCGCCGTAGTAGGTGACCCCTGTCGCTGATTCGGACATGATGTAGTGCGTGCGGCCGTCGCCGGGCTGGCCGATGCTCTCAACCGGCCGGTTGCCCGTGCGCCGCTCGACCTCGGCGGCCAGGCGTTCGACGGTGGATTTCGTGATCTTCACGCGCTTCCCCTTCTCTTGTGCGCTTCGTGACGTGCTTGGCTTGACAGCGGGCAGGGATGGCGTTTACCGCATCAGCTCGTCGGTCTTGCCGTGGTCGAACACGACGCGTGTCTTTACGTTCGGGTTGAGCGTGTGAACGGTACGGATGCCGTCCTCTTCGGTGATGAGCGCGAGCGTGTAATACCCGTTGCTGAGCGCGGCGGTAGCCGCAACCGGCCGGAGCGTGTAGAAATCACCCTCGCCCATGTGGTGGCCCTCGCCCGTGAACTCGCCGTGCGACTCCGTGCGGTATTTCCCGGTGATCCGGGATAGCCCGAACGTTCCGCCTTCCGGCAGGTCCCTTTCAAGGGACAGGCCGCGCTCGCTCAGCCACCGGTCAAGGCCGGCCCGCGTGGCGAACGCCGTGTGCGCCGTGCCGCCGCTGGTCACCGTAAACCAGTAGCCGCACGTTTTCTCGTGAGACTCCGGGGTTAGCGATGTGGCGTAAAGATTGCCGTGGATCTGCTTGTAACTCATGATCTCCGTCCTCTCTGGTTTGCTCGGGTGACTCCATGACACGCGGCACGGCCAGCCCGTACCGCGCATCAAAGAAACATCCGTGCTCAGCCGTGCATCGGGCACGGTCCATCGTGCCCGATCGCGCCCGCCTTGCGGTCAAGCTTGCCGTTGCACTTGATCTCGTGCTCAAGCGCTGCCGCGGCGCTGTTGGCCGCTTGGGTCACGTTGTCGTAGCCGATGTAACTCCAGCAGTCTTCCCGCAGCTCCCCGTACTCATCAATGATCCGGTAGCCGTAGCACTCCCCGCCGGCCCACTGGCCGTAGATCTCGACTTCGCCGGCGATAAGCGCGTGAGCTTGCGTGATCTCTTCATCGGTGCCGGTCCAGTCGGCGCCCTGCGACTCTTTCCAGCCGCTCCGGGTGACGTACGCGAGTCCGGCGTTACCGCTATCCCACCGGTCATCAAAGGGATAGGTGCGCTCTCCCGTCGTGAATGAGACGCCGCTGTGATCGTAGACATACACGTAATCGACCACGACGGCGTCATAGTTCGCGCGGAGAACCCCCGCGATCTCGCCCCATCCGTCGAAGTCACCGAACACGATGCCGGCATCGTTCGGCCAGTCGTAGCGGTCACCCCGCATGGCTAGCTGACAGCCGCGCGCGAATTGTTCGTTGTGCGGGTTCTCTGTGTCGGGGTCATGGTGGATTTCCACCGTGAAGCCGTTGGCCTTGAATGTCTCGATAGCGCCCATAGCGTGTTTCCTGTCTCTTTCGGGGTTCGTTCCCAGCATGCATGCCGCGCGCTCGTACCATGACGAGCGCGGGCAAACCGGCTAGGCCTAGGTCGCGAGTCTCCTGCGGCGCATCTGCTTGGCTACGTGCTCAGTGAACACCAGCCAAGCGGACGCGGCGGATTCCTCGCTGTAGTACCCATCGCTGGCGCACCAGGTCTGGCCTCCGTCCGGGGTGTGCACTTCCCAGAGCACGTAAGGCGGGCCATCCCCGCCCGGCCCGCGCATGCCGACAACATAGCCGCCGGGATACTCCCCTTCTCGCCGGGAGTACTCAGCCCAGCCGATCACCCGGTAATCACCGATCATCGCCGGCGGCTGACTGATGACCGTAGGGTATGGCTCGCTCACGCGGCAGCCAGGAGGTTAACCGCGGCAGGGTTGCCGGCCGCGATCTCGGTAAGTTCTGTGTACATGTCGTAGTCACTGCTTGTGGCCGTCTTGTCCTGAATGCGTGCGATGCACGCATTCAGCGCGGTCCGCTCGGGCATGGTAAGCAAAGTACCGCCTTCTCTCTCTGGGGGTTGTTTCAGGCATGCACCATGACGCACGGTCACCCGTGCGCCATGGTGCATGCCTGCGCTACTTACTCTCTTCGGTCAGCATCGCATCCATTACTGCCAGGCGTTCGGCTATGGTCAGGTTCTCAGACCAATCACAGCCTGAATCGTCTGCTGTTTGCGCTATCCGCGCGGCAACTGATGCCCAGTGCTTGGGTGACATAGCGGCCCTCTTTCAGGACGTTGAAACGTGCCCGCCACGAGCACCCCCCCCCGCATGACACCGGGGAGCGAGAGGCAGCTAGCGGGGGATGATCACCGGGTGATGTGCTCTCCGAGTCCTTCTATCAGCTTTTCGGCAAACCGGGCGGCGATGCCGGACAGCCCGGCTGTATCCCACGAGCCGGCTAGTACCTGCTCCCCGTGCTCGGTTACCTGCCAGTCGTGACCCCTTCCCATCCGGGCGATGCAGAGAGTGAAATCTCCGCTTATGCCTAGCGGCGCGAACACGTAATAGCCGGCACTGTCCCCGTTTACGGTGCACGCGATACCCCGCGCTGTGCACGCGCGCGCAAGCCTCTCAGCGGCTTCTGCTGTGCTCATAGCGTGCGGTGCCTGCACTCGTAGTAACGTCCGTCCGCGATGCGCGCGCCGATCGCGCCGAAGTCCTCATAGACTTCGATGGCTTCTAGCCAGCCGTCAACATAGGCGGCCCACTGGGCATCGTTCCAATCGCTTTGGCGCTCGTCCGTGTCCGGCCGGTCTGTCTCCGGAACGTCTCCGTCAAGCGCGTTCGCGTGATCGGAGCCCCGAGCGAATCCCAGTTGATGGGGACCGGTCAACGGGGTTACCGGCGCCGGTATCTCGTCATGGTGACCGCGGCAGGAAAGACGCCGGCCGATCTCCGCAGCAACCGAGCGCACGGTTTCCGCATCACCGGCCAGGTCACCGAGCACGATACGGAAGTATCTAGCCGTATCGGCATAGTCGGCCAGGTCGGCAACGCTGGACGCCGCGCGTGCCTCATAGGGGATGAGATTGTCGCGGTAGTCGCGCTGAACGAGCGCGAGAAAGCTATCCGCGTAAGCGCTAGCCGTTTTCATTTTTCATGTACGCCCTTCTCTTTGCGGCCTGCCTTGTCACAGAATTGCAAGTGCATGTCGTGCTCCGTTTCCTGGCTGAACATCCGCGAACGTCGGCATGCACCATGCCGGCGAACGTGAGCGTTCAGATGCGGCTATGAGGATTCAGGTAACAGGCTCTCCGCACACGTAGCACGGTTCGGGTGCGCCCCATACGGGGGACCAGTGCCACGGTTCTACCTGGTGGCGATGGGCTGTCTTGGCATAGACCCGGTAGCCCGTGGCCGGATCGGTCTGACCTGTAGAGAAGTCATCAAGCATCACTGTCGTGAACTGGTCAGCGGGCAAGCAGGCGTCATGCGCGAACCTGTCTAGCGGCGCTGCCGCGGTAGGGCCGACATAAGGATTCCCGTTGTAGTACGTCACTACGACGCCTGCCCGGTACCGGCGTAGTTCGGGTGCTGGCCGCACCACACCGCGTGGAACATGTTTACGGGGTTCCCGGCGCATGCCGGAATGGGCAGGCCGCACTCTCCGCACGTCTCCGCACTGCCCGGATCCGCAAGGAACGCGCGCGCTAGCTCGTGCTCGAATTCGCTGACGTATGGTTCGGTGCTATCTGCCCATAGATCGCGGATCATGGTGCGGATGTCGGCAGTGTCCTGCCCGGTAGCGTCAGCACACAGTGCTGACTTGATGTAGCCGGCGAGATTCCGGCAGCCCGCGTGCTCGACTTGCCTTACGCGGATGAACCGCGGATCGGCCGATTCCGAAGTCATGCCCGGCGTGCCGCAGATGCGGCACGTGAAGCCGACATTGACGCGCCGTTCCGGCTCGTCCATGGGAAGTGTCTGTACCATCTGATTGCCTCTCGTTACGGGTACCTGTCTAGGCACACTCCACGATGCCCCGCAGGGCACCATGGGCAGTGTCCAGTCATGATTACCGGCGCTAGTGACGGTCGCGTCGGCCGGTCTGTGCCATGCCGCTTAGGTCACCATGGCTAGGTAGTCAGCTAGCCGCGCGCGATCTTGAGGTGGTAGCACTTGCGCGGTCCGAGCATCCATGTCGTGAAATCGATCTCGCGTCCGTTATCCGGGCGGCGCCGGCCTCCCGGGTTGACAGGGAACGGGTACAGCAGTTCGACAGGCTCACGCCCTTCCGGGTACAGCGGGGAAGGCTTGCCGAGGTTGAACGAGCCGCCGTAGTAAGGCCGGGCGACACGACCGTCATCAATGATGTAGACGCTCTGCTCTGCAAAAGACGTTCCGGCCAGCGTACGGAAGTAGCGCGGCTGTCCGGACGTTTCGCTGTTGTCGTCGTACTCCACCAGGTCCCCCGTTTCGGTCCGCCGAGGTACGGGCTCGTAGTTATCGAGCGCGACTGTATAGCGCACAATGCGCGGATTGCGGTCCGCTGGCACGCCTAGCATGTGCTCTAGGGTGGTCTGCGCGTAGGGGATAGTTTCCATGGGCGATTGCCCCTCTCGGATTTCGGTCGGGTCTAGGCACACTCCGCAGCGCACGGACGAGCCGCGCGCCATGGGCAGTGTCTAGCGGCACTTTGCTAGGGGGTCACAACTGGCGGCTCATAATCCACTACCAGAGCGCCGGCGATGTACTGCGGGATCAAGTCTCGCAGTGCGTGCGCGATATCCGCATGCTCACCGCGCGGTGAGGTAACCCGGATGATCAGGTACAGGTCCATAACGTCCGCTGCGCTCTCGGCTGCGAAGTCGCGTTCCGCGGGGTACTGTCCGCCGATGTACTGCGCAACGCCGTGCACCACTTCCGGTTCCCATCCGTCCGTAGTCCAACGGCCGCCGGCAATCATGCCGATCCTGGCTTTCCGGCCCGCTGCGCTCAAGAGCGACGTAAGTGCGGATGCCTCACTGAGTTTCATTGATCTTGTCTCCCTCTCTAGGCAAGCGCCTAGCTGTCGTTACGGTCTGGGCACACTCCGCAGCATCCGCACGTGGGGCGGATGCCATGGGCAGTGTCCGGACTACTCGGACACGCCGAAGGACAGGTACATCTGAGAGCTGATAACGACTCCCCCGCTGCTGTCTTCCCATCCCTCGCGATTGTCAACGCATATGGCCGGTATCGCCCCATATTCTACCGTGAGCGAACCTAGTGTGTCTTCGTGCCGTTCGGGGATTCCCTCATCGTCTAGGACTATGAGGTAGTCGTCTGCGAACATAAGCCATTCCGCGCGCGTAAGCTCAGCTGTCCACTTGCGATGCTGGCCTAGTCCGTAAACCTCGCAATCGTCGGGTGCTACCTCCAAGCCTTCACTGTCAAGGCACTTGTACGGGTAATAGGTGATATCCCTCGGGTTCCGTTCGTCTCCGAGGTAACCAAAGTCGTACCTATCATTCCCCTCCGTCTGCGTGAACTTAGCCGCTACGGCCGTTCGCGCATCGCGTTCGCTGCCGTTGTGGCCGGCAGGCAGATGACACGCCGGCGACATGCGTTCGATAAACCGGACGCCGTCTGCTTTCACGTCCGCGTCATAGATCACGTAAACCAGGGTGAACTTACGTTCCATGAGGGTGCCTTCCCGATTCCCGCACCGTGCCCTAGCGGCACAGTGCCCCATGGGCAGGCGCGAAACCTAAGCCTCATGCCTGCCCATGAACGGGGGTTACGCTTGCTCGCCTACCAGCACGACAACTAGTGCCGTTGACGGCCAGCCGTGGCTAGTGGAGCCGGTATCGGGGAATTGGACCCGTCGGCCGTCCGTCATGCCGAACGCGCCGGCCGTCCCCCGTACCCCATCGGCGTACGGATGGAGATCAACGGACAGGTGCTCATTGAACGCGAGCGGATTGATGACCACCGCATAGTCGCCGTGGCGGATGACGATGAACGGGCTCTTGTCGCTCTCGCGAGACACGTCAATCTCGGTAACCGGATGCGTGCCGCCTGCTTTGACGCCGGCCAGCCATCCGTCTAGTGAAATCGGGCTCATTACGCCTGGTATCCTTCCGCTTTCACAGCGTGACTGTTCACACTGCCCCATGGCAGCGCACGGGAGTCAACCCGCACGCCACCATGAAACGGGTCCTAGCAACCACATGGCACCGTGAGCGCGACTATGTCGTGGTACACGCCGCACACGAACCCAGGCCAGCCGGATTCGGACGGATCGTCCGCATACTCACGCGCTAGCCGCGCGGCTACCTCTGATGTTCTGGCCAGGAACGCGCCATCACGGGCTAGCGTGTCGTGATCATCGCTACCGGTAACCTCGGCGATAGCGTCACACAGATACGCGTACGCTAGGCCGGCGCCTTCAAGGCCACTGCTTATGGGAACCTGCGGACCGTAGTGCGCATCGGTGAGCGCGGTAAGGCGTTCCCCTAGAGTGCGATTGCTCAATATAGTGCCCTTCCCGACGTTGCCCCGTGGCGATACCACGGGGCACCACGGCTGCCGTACGGACACTAGCCCGTGCGGCACCGTGAGTCGGCTTTTGCCTAGTCGTGCACTGTGTACGGATGACCTACCGCCGGCGTGCGCCCCGTAGGCGCGTCTGCGGCATGCGGATAGTGGCACTCCGCAGGATCGCTGAGTGCGCTATCCGCATCTGTGAACGTGCCCGACATGACGAGAGTGTGCGCCGCCCGGGGGTGTGCTGGATTCTCGCACCACACTTTCTCCGTCATATCGCCTTCCGCACAACGGGCCGGTAGCGCCTGACCCGCGTGGCCATGGCGCCGGGGGTGCTCAGCTTGTCTAGCAGCTCCCCGGCGTCATAGACAATGCCGGAAAAACCGCCGGGGACCGTCACCACCCATGCGGGTATCTCGGTGACAGCACCGTCACGGCTGTTGTTCACCGCGTTGCGGTAGCTGGCACTCTCCAGGATGCCTTCCGTGGCGTCCCTCATGGCCAGCGTGCTTTTCACAGCGGGTCACCCGTGCACTCACAGCAGTTGCAGTCAGGCCGCGCGCAGTGCTCGTACTGGCCAGGAATATCCTGCCTTCTCACGCCATCGATATCAGCAGTGATTGTCATGATCATGTCCTTTCCGTGGTGATGGTGTCTAGGCAATCTCCGCCACGCGCTCACGCGGACGCGCATGCGCATGACGGGAACTGACTAGACGGGGGGTGCTGAATACGTAGGTCCATACGTTAGTCACTGGACCCCCGGAACCACTGGCGGCCTGACGTCAGTAGTACGCGATAACACATGCACACGCGGTTGGTGAGATAGCGTTGAGGGTATCCGCATGCTTTTGCGCGTCACTACGGGCCGACCATGCGCGGGCTGTCTCACAGAAAGTCATGCACACGTAATCCCAGTAGAACACGTGATGACGTGTCGGTTCTGTTGCCACGGGCATGCCGTTGGCTGGGATCATTAGCGATGTCTCGTAAACATTCACTTGCCTATCTTCCCCTCACTCGTGACGTGATGAAACCCATGGCAACAGCCGACTAGCTAGGCCGGCTATCACCATGCGCACACGTGCGCAGCTTCTCCCGTGCGTCCTCTGGACTGTCCCTGTCACGCATGCCCACATGACGCTCGCGCGTCCGTGTCCGTGATTCAGGAAGTGAGCCAAGCGCCCATGCCTAGGCGCGTCTACTCGGTTCCGGGAGATATCGGTCATGGCCGCCACCCTGCCGGGTGGTCACCGCCGTGGGTCAGCCACGTGTCCAGCGCCTGAATCCGGAGCGCCATGTACCCGGCTAGGTCGGCTAGGTAGCGCTCATCGTCGGTCGCGAGAATGGCGGTCACGCCGTCGCGGAGCTCGGCTAGCGTCTGGTCCGGGTCCATAATGGTCCCCTTCCGGTCAGAGGGGGCTCACCCCTAGCGGGTGAGCCTTGCAGTCCGCGCACAGCACGGGGGGTTTAAGTACCCGTGGCACACGGCAGGCACGATGCCTAGCCGTGCACCATGGACGCTCACTCCGTCACAGATGCCTGAAACACCGCCCATCCCCCGTCATGGTGACGGTTAACGGCAGCGATGATCTCAGCATCGCTGAGCTCTTGCGGCATGTCTTCGGTTGACCATGTTCGTCACGTTTACCTCACTCTCATTTGCCTAGGCGTCTACAGCAAGGCGCACGCCCAACCGTAAGCTTTGGGCGTGCGCCTTGCTGTCAGCGTCTAGGTCGCGAACTCACTCATCTGATTCTCTCCTCTGTTCAGTACCGCTGTAGGTACCTACAGCCACACGCAAAGCCGGAGGCTCGCCTCACTCTCACCGTACGGACGCCACGCCCGTACGTTCAGAGCAAGACGGCTCGTTAACACGGACGAGCCGTTGTTAACGAGCCGCATGCCTAGCTGCGCGCCGTTACACCCATACTGCGCGGTTAACCGTAGTCATCGCCATCATGTCATCTGCGACAACCAGGAACGCCGCTTGCCCGTACGCCGACCGGTAAGCGGCCAGCGCACGCATTAGCTGCGCGCCATCTGGGTTGTCTCGCAGTAGCGTCTGAGCTACCACGCTGAGCGGCATGCTGTCGTCAATCTCACGGTATGTCTGCTCATTGCGTACCCACTGCGGAGTGCCCATCGTGCTGTCCTCTCGTAGCCGTGCTGCCATGGCACGCATCCCCAGAGGAGACACGCACCATGGCGGGACGGTTACGGGTGCACCCATTGCCCGTACTGGCAGACAATCTCAAACCCCGTACCGTTGTACGGGCTAGACGCGCTGCCGTTGGGGGCAACTACCGCAGTAGTGCCGGATGCCCCTGTGAACGGGTACACGCATCGCGCCTGTGGAGTAGTGCCGCAGGCGCACAGAACAGTGGTGCCCATCACCAGGATGGCCGCTACAGATGCTATGGTCCGCTTCATTGCTTACCCCTTCACTCTCGCCGCACGGAGAGAGTCCGTGCGGTCAGAGCAGAGGGGTGCTAGCAGCTGCCCTTACGTACGCCCGTGGTATGTGGCCGACTCCAACGGCCATACCCCCGCAACGCGGGGTGCACAGAGCCCGGTGATACGCAAGGTTGCTGTTTACGGTGACTAGGCGTAGCGGCTAGGGGTTTCTCCCTAGCCTCACAGTCGCGCACACGTCCTACCGAACCGTGATCCGGGGCTCACATGCGTGCCTCACCTCAAGGGCTTAGCTACCTGTCAACGAGCGGTTTTCCTGCCAACCGCTAGGCGTATACCCCGCAAGCGGGGGATCTTACTTTCAAGTTCCGTGTGATCCGGCCGATTCGCGCTAGCGGCTCGTTCCGTCCACTACCCACGATGATAGTTCCCAGGTGCACTAGTGTCAACACGGTCTGGGCAGGGCTAAATACACGTATGAGTGCGGGCAGGCAACTGCCTGCCCCCTGCCACCAAGCTTGGGCGCGCATCCCTCACGGGCGTGCACAGCGTCGCACAGCGGGCATCGCCGGCACACTGCCCGCACGGGTTCAGTCATGATCAACATGAACAAAGCGGCATTTGTTCTGATCATCTCACGCTCCGTCCTCGAGCATTTCCGGGGCGTAATCAGTGCAGGCCAGGCCAATATTGTGTACATGCATGTTCGAAACAGCCACGCAAAATCCTCGTAATTCGAACACGTTTTCACCGTCCACCTCTCCGCACTATATGTGCAAAATTTTCGGCAATCGCCTAGTGCCCGTTTCGCGCTGAATATCCCGCTATAGCCCATGCCGCATCCTGGGAGGCTTATCGGAGCATCGCGCAAAGGTCCTCGCGTGGGCACCCGGACGATCGCCTCCATCGAGCAGGACTTCCGTGCCCTCGAACTGCGCCGGGAGGGCCTGGACTACCGCACGATCAGCGAGCGCCTCGGCCACAGCTCCGACTGGGCCTCCAGGGCCGTCCGGCGGGCGCTGGCGCTGACGATCAGCGAGACCAGCGATGAGGTCCGCGAGATCGAGATCCGGCGCCTGGAGGGATACATCCCTCATGCGCTGAAGGTCCTGAATGGCCGTCACCTGGTCGTCAACCAGGGCAAGGTGATCATGGACCCGGACTCCGGCGAGCCTCTCACCGATCCCATGCCGGCTCTCTACGCCCTGGACCGGCTGCTGAAGATCAGTGAGTCCATCCGCGAGTTCCGCGGCCTCAACGCGCCACGGCGCTCGGTGTCGGAGGTGATCACGGTCGACGCGATCCAGGCGGAGATCCTGCGCGTGCGGGCCGAGCTGCGGGCTTCGGACCTAGCTGAGCTGCCTCCCGGCACGGGCGGCGGGAACGCGGACCGCGGGGTGTGATCTGCGGGGTCATCTCCTGCCGCCCGTGCTCGGGGCGCGGGCCTCGGGGAAGGCCACATTCCCCACGGTGACCTGAAGACTGCGCTTTGTCAAGGTTCCCGCTCGTCCTCCGGGATGGGGACAACCCTGGCGGTCCGCTCGGTGACCGCGGTATCGCACTGGCAGACCGGGCAGTACAGCCGTTCCGCAGTGAACCCGCACGACAGCCGCCACAGGGCCCATTCGCTGATCATTCCTCCAGTGTCCCGGAAAGGACCCGATGACTGAGCATGACCACGGGCCCTTGCGGTCGTATCAGGTGACCTGGCGCTCTGGTCTCATCGAGGTCGTGCAGGGCCAGCAGGTCACGTTCGATTCCCTGGGCTTCCTGAGCGCCCCGGCCCCGTGGTTCCGCATCCACGGCCAGTCCGGCACGCACTGGCGCCTGGTCCTGGCCGGGCCGGAGGAGGATATCACCAGCATCCGGGACGTCACCGGCCGTGGATGAGAGCCTGTCTGCCCGCAAGCTCGCCCTGCTGGAGGAGCTGCGGCTGCTCCGGCTGCAGGCGCAGTCCTCGGCCGGGCTGCAGGACTACGTGAGCGACCCGCTCGGGTTCATCGACACGTTCGTGGACTTCACCGGCGTCTCGGACGGCCTGACCGCCTACCAGCGCGAGGTCATCGCGGCACTTCCGGTTAAGCACCGGGTCTCGGTGCGAGGACCGCACGGCCTTGGCAAGACGACGACGTCTTCGCTGGTCGTGCTGTGGTTCGCCCTCACCAGGGAGGCGGCCGGAACGGACTGGAAGTGCGTCACCACGGCCGGCGGCTGGCGGCAGCTGGAGCATTACCTGTGGCCCGAGATCCGCAAGTGGGCCCACCGGCTGCGCTGGGAGAAGATGGCCCGGCGGCCCCTGGACGAGCGCACGGAACTGCTCGCGCTCAAGCTGAGGCTGCGGCACGGCGAGGCCTTCGCCGCAGCTTCGGACAAGCCGGAACTGATCGAGGGCGCGCACGCCGACTCGGTGCTGTACATCTTCGATGAGTCCAAGGCAATCATCCCGCAGACCTTCGACGCGGCTGAAGGCGCGTTCTCCGGTGCGGCTGAGGGAAGCCACCTGGAGGCCTTCGCGCTGGCCATGTCGACGCCCGGCGAGCCCAGTGGCAGGTTCTACCAGATCCACGCCCGGGCCCCCGGCTTGCAGGACTGGTGGCCGCGGCACGTCACCCTCGAGGAGGCCATCGGCGCCGGGCGGGTGTCCCGGGAGTGGGCGCAGCAGCGGGCCGAGCAGTGGGGTACCCAGAGCGCTGTTTACGTTAACAGGGTGCTCGGAGAGTTCCACTCCAGCGATGAGGACGCGGTCGTGCCGCTGGGCTGGATCGAGCAGGCTAATGACCGGTGGCGGGCCTGGGACGAGCTGGGCAGGCCGGACCAGGACGACCTGCCGCATGTGATCGGGGTGGACGTGGCCCGGTCCGGCCTGGACAAGACGGTCATGGCGATCCGGCACGGCAACGTGGTCACCGAGCTGCGGGAGTCTCCCCGCGAGGACACGATGGAGACGACGGGCCGGGTGATGGGGCTGCTCGCGGCCGATCCGCTGGCCAGCTCGGTCGTGGACGTGATCGGCATCGGCGCCGGGGTCGTGGACCGGCTCCGTGAGCAGGAAGCGCGGGTAGAGCCGTTCACGGCGAGCGGGAAAACTGGCCGGAGAGACATTTCGGGAGAATTCGGTTATGCCGATATCAGGAGCGGGGCCTGGTGGGGGCTGCGCGAGCAGCTGGACCCGTCCAGGGGGTCGAAGCTCGCTCTCCCTCCTGATGACGGGCTGACCGGCGACCTGACGGCCCCGCACTGGCGGGTCCAGTCCGGGGGGAAGATCCGGGTCGAGCCGAAAGATGACATCCGGTCCCGGATCGGCCGGTCAACCGACAAGGCCGACTCGGTCGTGCAGGCCTTCTGGGTCAGCGGGGTGTCCTGGATGGACGCCTACGGGGTTATCCGGTGCGATCACTGCGACCGGGCCTTCCCCCGCAGTTCCCGTGACTCCTGCCCGTACTGCCGTGAGCCGATTGAGGAGGCGGCATGAGGGCCGCCGGGGGTCTCGCCAGGCCGTGGCTGTGGTTCCGGGCAGCCACTTTCCGGCCGACGGCCAGGGCCCAGTCTAGCGCCTTCTGTTAACAGCCATCAGCGCAGTGTTAACTGCGTGTCCCTTCTGCCCGCGCTGCCCCGTTTACAAGGGGGGCTTGCTGTTAACAGAGGGAGATACGTGGAGTTCCTGCCGTTCCGTGACCTGGCGCTGCTGTACCTGACCTCGCCGGCTATCCATACCTGGACTGA